GATAAACATCAAGTGCTGTGCCGACTTTCTGAATAATATACTGACCAGTCATCGTGATACCCTCGGCAATACGGGAATCATAATAACGGAAATATTCATTTGCCAACGCACCGAACAGCGAGTTCAATTGAATCTTTCTTGCCATCTGAAAGTTATTATACTTAGAGATGTCATTCTTCAGTTTAGGATTCTTAGTTTGTTCATATTCTTTCTGTGCGATAATCATCAACTTCTTATAGCGTTGACGGTCATCAAAGAACTTCTGAACAATCTCAGGAAACATTCCCATCTTTTTACGAGTGAAGCAATAACCATTCGCAGTCATGCAATGATCAGCATCCTTGAGATCATCGAGGTCATACTTTTGACCGAGCAATCCTTTCACCGTTGTATCTTTTGTTGCATTCGGAACAATAGTCTCGGGTGATTGGTTGTACTGCATAATAATTGACGGATACAGAGAGGTCGCATCAAAAGAAACAACCCAATCGTACTGTCCAGGTTTTGGTTCCTGGACATATGCACCTTCAATCTGTCGTCCACGACTCTCTTTTTTCTGGGGAATCTGAATATTTAAATCATGAAGGTGATTGTAAATGATACAATCCCACGTGCGAACCTGAGAGAAAACATCCGTATAATTGCACTTACCATCGTACGCCATTGTGAGCACAAGTTCAATCAGTTTCATTTTGCGCTCAAGCGCATCAACGATCTCAACGTCTCGAATGTTATACTCTACAAATTTCTGCCAATCCTTACTATAGAATTCTCGGAAGGAGTCATATGGGTTTTCCATCTTCTTGAGATCTAACTCGACCTCACCGATGTAGTCAAGTTTATAATTCTCCCGACGAACATATGTAAACTTCTTGTAGAGATCAAGATAGTCAATGATGGCAACACCAGTGATGTCATATGAAACATGCTCGCGACCCATAATCGTTATGTTCTTACGACGAACAAGTCCCCATGGAGAGAACTTCTTCTTCATGGTTGTATCATCTTCAGAGCAGAACAATCGTTCAACTCGAGAGATTAGATACGCGATATCGAATAGTTCGCAGTTCCAACCTGTAATGATGTCAGGATAATTCTCAGAGTAGAAACGAATGAACGTCTCGAGGAGATCACGCTCATTATCGCACTTGACATACAGAAACTTGTTGCCTTGGGCGCGAAGGTTCTCGACTTCCTCACACTTGTCATCAAAATTACCACAACCGAACGTGATAATCTGCCGAGTATTAAGATTCTTGACTGTGATCAGGAGAACTTCTTCTATGGGATTTTGAACATCAGGAAACCCCTGTTCGGCAGAAGTTTCAATATCGATTGTCTGAATGTTTAGTTGAGTAATATCCCAGAGGATTTCTCCAGGATAGGTATGGGTAATATATTGATACCCATAATTAGTCTGCCCATAGATCGGGAAGTTCTCTACCTCACCATAGGTCTTAACAAAGTCTTTTGCTTCATTGTTGTCAGCAAATTCTACAGGTTGTAAGTCCTCTCCATATAGAGACTTAAACTTGCTGGGTTCTTTCGACTTCACATACAGTGTCGGGGAGAAGTCTTCCCTCTTAATAAAACGCACACCATTATGTATTCCTCGGACTAAAACCTTAGAACCATATTGGTGTGCGCATGTATAAAATTTCATGTAAATCCCTCATCAATCAAATTATATTATACCATAAAAACATCATAAAGTAAAGGGATTTAGCGAAGTTTATATCCAATCTTTGCTTCTAGTTCTTCCAGTTTCATTGTTGAAACCTGTGACTTGGGAACGAGATTGTCTACGATATAGACTGCAATATTTCCACTCTCGAAAAATGCAACCTTATAAAGAAAGTCTGGAACTGGAACTTTACTCTTACCAACCAACGTTGGATTCTTAGAGTAATATGCACCAGTCACAACCCACTTGAAGGGAACCGAACGAACACGCTCCTCAAGATTCTTCCATGCAATACGGTTGACCGAAGGCAACTGTGGTGTCATGTTAGTCATCAGGAAAGTGTCTGACATTTCTTTTGGATCATCTGCATTTGCAGCAGGAACCATGTGTCCACGATCGTAACCAGAGTTGGTATAATCAGCATGAGTTGGCGAGTCAGCAATGCGCTTATCTGGACGGAAGTCGTCAGTACGTGGAGTTTTCTTTACTCGTTCCTGTGCAATCTCAGTTGAGAAAACGTTTGCGTTGCGAGCATCGTCGTAAACAATTGCATAGAAAGAATTACAGAGAACCGTAGTATTTGGTACTACGATTTCTTTGCCATTCGGATAGAACTGATCACACGGGGACGCATTAGCAGCAGTCGGCAGAGCGAACAGAAATAGAGCAGCAATTAATGGTTTCATATAATGATTTTGCTTTCTGGAACGACTAGACCCGAACCATACCGAGTATTATACTCATTGAGCATACCAACTTCTGGGTCAAAAATTGAAACAATTGCACCACCACGAACAGGAACAATACCGTCCTTAGCATAGGGGCAGAATGGAGCAAGTCCAATGCCAAACTGGTTATTTTGACCTTGGGGAACCATCATAATTAGTAGAGGTTTACTGAGAACAACAAGGTTTCCATCATCAAACTCAGAAACATCTGCAATGATTTCATCCCCACTGATCAACTTAACACATTTGATATTGGACATACTTTATACTTTCATTATTTAGATTAAGATTACTTAGTTTTACCTTCTGCTAAGAATTCGGCAGCCTGCGATGGATACTCACTATCCTCATCAGTGATGTCGATTTTCTTTGCTTTCTTTTCTTCTGGAATAAATGCTTCCAACCAAATCTTCAGCATACCATTAACCAGAGAAGAACTCTTTACTTCTACGTTATCTGCTAGAGTGAATTCACGTTTGAATCCTCGCTCTGCAATTCCCTTGTAGAGATATTCAGTAGACTCAGATGAATCGCACTTTCCTTGGATGCTTAGCATACCCTCTTGCAATTGAATATCAATGTCCGCTTTACCGAAACCAGCAACTGCCAGTTCGATTACGTAGCGATCTTCATCGACTTTCTTGATATTGTATGGAGGATATTTAATTGGCATCATCAGCGCCGATTGATCAGCAATATCTGCTAACCGTTTCATGACGCGATCAGCGCCAACAAAATAACGGTCGAAGTCTGCTAAATTAGTTGTATTAAATTTCATATTTTGCTCCTATTAAGCGAGTTTAAAAAAGTGTGCCATCCGAAGCATGGCACACTCTATTTATACTACAATTTAGAAGAAAAGTCAATAGTTTTTAATTTCTTTTTGCACCAATATTATATTTTTGAACCAGTTCCCACTCATTCTTTTCTTTGTGCGCGATAATCTTAATTTGATTTAGTGGTGCACAGTTTTCGTGTAGTTCTGGATTCTTAATATCTACAAGTCCCCAATCACCAAGTAACTTGGCAATAGTGTTTCTACGTTCTAGGTCATTGTCGCTAAAGTCAGCACCCTTACCATCTAGAGCAAAGAGTTCTTTAAAGTGAACAATGAAGTATCTGCCTTGTTTGTGTAGAATATGACAGGACTGGAAAAGAGTCTTTTCCTTCCGCGATGCTACACCAATACGCGAAAGAGTTTCGCGAACCTTTAGAAAGTCATCGGGAGTTTTAAGAGTTATCTCTAGTGGAGCATACCCAGGAAAGTTAATGTCGAAAAAATCTTCAGTCATTTAGTACCACCTTTATACAATTTCTCTTTTATGTATTGTTTTTGTTCTTCAGAGAGAATTGCGAGTGCTTGGCGAGCCTTTACATTGCTATAACCATAATACTCTTTGATCAACTCTACATCAGCATTCATTTTAGGTTTTAACCATTCATTCCAACGGTTTTTTGCCCTAATAGTATTTATAAGAAATGCATTCTGTAGAGCATGCTCTAGGTGGGGTCGAGAATTCATCTCGTTTGCTTGGACGATAGTCTCTCGATCTAGTGAAAGTGCTCGATTAATAATATATGGGTTGTATTGTTTCTCCGATCGCTCATCTACAATAAGATT